TGATGGCAAACCTTGAATTGGGATACCCGATTCTTTCAATACTTGCGACATGATACCAGAGCAATCCCCTGTCCCATCTGAACCGTTGCGAGAACCTAACATCGAATATGTAATCAGCCCACGACGGCTTGTAAAACCGTTAACTATAGATTGTTGTACACTCATGTTTTTTCAATCCTTTCTAAAATCAAAAGCGACTATCCAAAAGAAGATAGTCGCTAGTACGAAAATATTAATCTTGGTTAGGTTCTTCATAACCTAATGCTCGTGTGCTATCGCTCAATCCTGTTGTTGTAGGGTCATTGACGACCCCGACAAGCACAAGGAAGGCAAATAGTACATTGATAAATACAAGGATTTTATCAATCGTTTGGCCAAATTCCAATTTAATGCCAAAGATATCGGCAAATGCTTGAAATAGCAAAGCCAAGGCTGGCACAAGGGCAAGCCAAAAGTTTTTATTTTTCAAACGTACATTCCAGTTGATTTTCATAGTGTTACCTCTTAATTATTTTTATTTTGGATTAATGCTTTAAGTTCCTTCATATCCTCGCTCAGGGCCTTGACCTGCTCTGCGAGGATCAATAGAGACTTATTCTGTTCATCGTGGTTATCTAATCGTCTAACGGCAGTAAGACGGAAGTCACGCATGTTTTCAATGTCTTTTTCTATCACGACCATGCGTTTCTCTTGTGCCACGACACTTCCTTTAAAATTGCCGTAAATTCCAAGGAGGATACCAACAAAACCTACCATCATACTGATATCCTCTGGTGTAAAGTGGATCATAGATCACGCCCCTCTCTAATTAAAGTGTTGGTTGTGGTGTAGCTGTGGCCACTGGTTGAGTTTCCAAATTGCTAGGAGCTTCTTCTTTTGGTTTGCTCCACTTCCAAATGCCAATCTTACCATTTTGGTAAAGGCTGTTTAATTGATCCAAGGTTTCGCCTTGATAAGTAAATGGCTCATTCACTTGGATCATGATGCGTTTACCTTCACCAAATGCTTCTGTGTGGTTTGGATCTTCGATGGTAAAGATTTCTTGTGGTTGGTAAGTCTTGCCAGATTGACCAAGGTCTACAAGTTCAAGACCACGCTTGAATACAGTTGGATCAAGTGGATTGTCAACATCAGTCACACGGGCCAGCACGTTCCATTCTGCCACTTCTTTAATCTTCTGGATTTGGTTCGCTTTTTCTTCGTTATCCTTGGTTAGAGCTTGGATTTTAGCAATAGCATCATTGTTAGCTTCAACAGATTTGTCTAACTCTTTCTTGATGGCTACTACTGCGCCAGATGTGTCAAGTTCCATGCGGACAATGTTCAATACTGCTTCGACCAATGTTGCATCATCTTCGGTCATGCGGTTAGTTGGCAAAATTTCCTCAAAGACACGGTATGGGAAGTCTTGCTTGATTGCTACCTTGGTAGTGTTAGCTACTGCATCGTATGATTTAAATTGTACTTTGTAATCCATTATTTATTTACCTCGTTTTTGTTCTTGATTTCTTCAAAAAGATCCTTCAAGTCCTTATCGGACTCTAGGACAGAGCGATAGCTTTCAACTTCCTGAGCAAGTTGTGCTACAAGTTGCTGCGACTCGGTGAGACGAACCTTGAATTCAGCCTCATTGATTGACTTGCTGGCAAGTTGATTTGCCAGTTCTGTGATGATTGCTACATAATTATTTTCGTTCATTACAGCTCCTATCTGTAGTTATATTTCGAAAGGACACTACCGATGTGACTTTGAGCAGCACTGTTTTTGAGATCCCAGCCATATCTTTGTAGGATGCCAAAACATGTGAGCAGATCCCATAAATAAGTTCCAACGCTACGATGATTACCATCTGCTGTGTAGATCATTCTAAAGTCAGATGCAATCATTTCAGAATATGTTGTACCATTTAGCGGTGCAATTCTTGGTTTACCAGCATTTTGAATGATCCAACCTTGCTTGTATTCACTGTGTTGTAAATACAATTTATCTGCATAAAACTTAGTATAATCTTCAACATTTTCATTCGTGCTGTTGTAGATTTCAATACCACTAAATGTCCTGTTCCCACTATTTTCCGTACCATCACGGTTTGACCCGATGATGGTTTTTGAAAATCTGTTCCCATTTTCGATATGCGTTCCATATCTAATAAACTGAGTAGGAAAGTTGTTGAAAACACGTCTGATAACTGCTGTGTCAGTTAACATGTTCATCGCACTGTTATCTAAATCGAATACCAGAGATCCAGTATTCGACTCTAACCTGCCACCTTTAATTCGTTCTGCAGAAAAATCAATCGAAGCGAGTTGCGTAATAAAGGCCTTTTGGGCCATTAATTCTCTGATAAACGCTTGATTTGCGAGCAATTTCTGAATCAAAGCATAATCAACTTGTAGCTTGTCTGCTGTTACTGCATTACTAGCTAAAACCGGTGTAGTAACCGATCCAGCCTTCATGTGCCCAGTTTCCACGCTCTCGCTTGCGATATGACGGCCCAAAATGGATCCATCAACTACCATGTCACCCTTAACTTTAATCAATTGAGCGATCAAGGCAATGGATTCTGGCTCTTGTACCATTAAGGAACTGATTGTTCTCCCGTTGATGCTCTTTCCAGTGCCAAAGGAAATTTGACTTGGTGTGATTTGGATATCCGTTTTTCTCAACATATCACCAATTTGGTTTGTGATTGTTGTAAACTGTCCATCCACCGTCTGTCTGTATTCAGCAATCTTAGACTCAATTTTAGCCTCTGAAGTGCCAGCTTTATCCAGTGGGCTGGGCCTAAATGCTGGGATCTTAGATCCACGGACTAAAATTGGATTCCGTACCCAAAACTCTCCGTTATTGATAGCATAGATGTAGAATGGGAAATTACCTGTTTTGTTAAACTCAAAATCACGATTGGCAGTGAAATGGAATTCTGCTCGAATCCACCTATCTTTCGGTGTATTTTTGTCAGCAAAACCTTGAGCAAATATGGCAGTATTGTTTGAATGGTTTTTTAATGCAAATGCTAGTCCTTTGTCTACCTCTACACTAGATTTGATCATGTAATCAAATGCGATAGAGTATACATCACCTTGCAAAATACGATCAATATAGATTGGGAAGCAAGGTCCTAGCCATGTTGTGGACGGAGACCCATCAATTTTCATTTTGAAGATTCCGTCTTCCGACCTTGAAAGCCTATTATTATTATTATTATTGGATACACTGTATTCAGTTAATGTGTCCGCAAATCTGATAAGATTGTCTGGTGTTGTATCTGTCGCAACACTTTCAAATCTTCGATTGATTCCAGCTACATCTTCATCATATTTAGCTTTTGCTATGTAGCCTTGCTCTAGAATCTGCCTTGTTGCTTTCAGGGCATCAACTGCAGCCTTCTCAGAGTAGGTCTGCATGCGCTGTTCAAGTTCGCCATTTGGACCAGCTTTGCTCTCTAGTTGTGTTAATTGGGTCGAGAGACCTTGGATAGTTCTTTCAAAAGTAGCTTGAGCCTGTGTTACTAAATATTCTTGATCTTCAAGTGCTGGTTGCCACGGCCTTTTTTGAGTCCCTTTATAAAGGTCAATTTCTGCAATATATAAATCAGATTGACCGCCATTTGTTCCGTTATTATCAAAACGTAAATAGGCATTATCAATATCTCCGGAATTAAATTGGACTGATACACTTTCTAGTTCACTAGTGCTTAATTTTTTACCATTAATCAACTGTTTGACAATGGTGAAGCCTTGGGTTTCACCGTTACGACGGCCAAGGATAAAGACATTATAGGACGTCAAAGCCGAATTATTAAAACCCCTAAAATTAAGGGTATAATCTGTATTTTTTTCTAATAAGAACCGGTTAGAACTTATTACTTTTTCGGTTTGGTCATTATTAGAGAAAATAAGTATTGGTTTTGAGCCGTTAAAATAGAATGGATGGTTTCCTATTTTTGCAATCCCATTGCTACCAAAATATTTCGTACCTTCTTTATAAGCAGTATCACGAATTAAGTTAGGCCCACCGATTGTCGAAGAGGTAAGTTGCTCTTTAATTCCATTCACCGTCTGCTCGACATAAGAGCGATCTGCTTTGCCATTGGCTACATTGATCAGGTCAGATATGGCTTTCTCAGTCGTCTGCTCAAAGCGTGATTGAGCGCCTTGGACACCGACAAATTGGCTTTGCGTTTGAGTTTTGAAATCATTGATCAGCTTCTGGATGTCTGCATCACTGGTTTTTAATTGATCAGTAGTAGCTTTCAGTCCTTGCATCTTGACTTCAATGCCATTGTATCGAGCCCTGAACTCTTCTACAATTTCATTTTTGTTTGCTTGGTTTGCTGCATTGATTTTGTCGGTTATTTGAGCCGAAATTTCCTGCTTGACTACTTCAGCTTGTGCTTTTGCTTGCTCAATCCCGTCTGTTATTTTATGTTCTAGCTCTTTTGCTTGCTTGTCATACTCGGCATTGGCATTATCTACAAGCTTCTGCACTTTCGCTTCGTATTCAGCATCATAAGACTTCATTTTCTTATCAATGGAGTCGTTGACCATGCCTGAGATAGAGTCTGCTAAAGTTCTTGTTACTTCGCCAAATCCGATGCTGACAAGTTTGTTGCTCATTGGATTAAACTTGTATTTCGTGATCTTTTTTCGCAAATCGACATCGTAGCTCTCGTGGAAGATGCTCACGATATCGAACATGTGTACTGGTTGATCTGCCTGGCCTACAACATCAATCTCAAGGCTTTCTTCGATCATGTCACACAGAGTTTCACGGAAATAGCGCTTGCCGTATTCCTCAAGCGTTTTTTGATCCACGACATCCTGATCTTGTACTTCCATATCTGCTTCGTAAATATGCTTGTACTTAGTGATCAGTGGGCTATCAATGGTCACGGTTAGGATTTGATCTTTCTTCCCTTCTTCGTGTGCTTCAATAACCTTTTTAAAATGGATCCGTGTTCTCAACTCTTTGGTGGATTTTGTTTCTTGGAACGACTTCATATTTTTCTTGTAGGCAAATAATGATTCGTTTTCGATTCCACCATGTTCTAGCAATCGGACGCTGTACTTGTCCCGGACAAGGTCTCCACCCCACTGCCCAACGATGGAGTGCTTGTCTTTGGCCAAAGCTTCCATCGCTGAGATATCTTTTAAATTAAGGGTGTGTTTTGACATCACATCAGAAAAGAATGTGAATGGTGTTTCTCGTTTGAACCCGGCAACAAGCGCATTCATTACGGTTGCTCCATTCACTCGATCGACATTGATCTTGTTGATAGAATAACCATTTAACAATGTAGCTACTTGATTGGCGTATACTGTGACATATCCGTGTTGCTTTTCGACTTCAAAGATAGTAAAGTACTGTTCTCCGTGCAAGTCATCAGCAACTAATTCTGTTTCTGGGGTTAACAATGCCCATTTGGGGTCTGAGGTTGGAAATTTAAAGGTAAGTTGATAGGTGCTGTTAGCTTCCTGGACAATTTCAGAGCTAAATGCTTCATTAAGAGGGAAGTTACCCTCTTGCAGATAGATCATACTTTATACCTCCAATTTCCTTTTATTGTGACTTTTGAGACGGTACCTGAAACTGCAATACCAGACATTCCTGGAGCAATTTCGAAGAAACCACCTCTTTTTCTCAATGTATTTTTCAGATTTCCATTTTTGTCATAGACATTTTGTTTTTTATGACGGCAGTCAATTGTTGCTTTTGTATCAATCGTGAGTTGCATGGTTTGCTTCCCGATAGTGAGAGATACATCTCCATTGCCTTCAATTGTGATAACTGGTTCAGAATATACCGTTCCTGGATTGTTTACTGTGCCGTTACCTGTCAAAGTGACTACGGCATCATTATTTAAGTAGCGGAATGGATGCATCTTTAACTTGATTTCTAAAGTCCACGCATGCAAACCATTTTGCTTAAATGATGCGCTTTGAAAATCGGCATAAAAAATAGAGCCTGGTCGGTGACTAAACTCTATTTTATTTTCCTCTGGTTTGAATTGATTGACAATCATTTCGATTTCGCTTGTTTTGACAACGTATAGACTTACTGTCTTATCGTACCCGTCATAAGCTCCATCATAAAGATTGTAATCTCCGTTAGCTCCGTAAATTGTATTTGATTCGACCCTTGGTGTGGCCGTCTGGTCTTCTCCGAAATCCGTCACATAGCAGTTTGGGATTGATCCAGTGTCAAATCCATTTATAATCATGTTAAACATTAGATTCCCTCCCTAGCCATGATTTTAGAATATCTTTGATAGCTGTTTTGTGCTAAAACATCACCGTCCAGATAGGTTTCTGACGGTTTTTCAAGGATAGCAGTAAGGATCTTTTCTAAACTTGCTCTCAGAATTGCGATCTCAGCAACGATATTTTCACCAGTGTAGCTGTTTCCTGTGGATGTTTCTTTAAATAAAAATTGCTGGCTTGCATTTTTCATTTCTCGCAAGAATTTGGCATCTTCCGGAATTCCGACCCCTGTTGCATATCTTGGGAAGCCAAGATTTTTCATCAGTCGCTTAGTTCTATCAGCTCGCAATACTTTTGATCCACGAGGCAGGTTGAGGACAACATCCCGTCCATCTGGTATAAACGAGCTTCCATCTGGTAAAGTTACCATTTCTTTATAGACCGCATTCCGCTGGTCATTGACCATTGCGAGTCCACCTTCGTGGTAGTCTGTACCATCTTTAAAACCAATCGCGGCTGCTGCTCCACCAATCATCCGCCTTACGACATCAATGTATACTGTCTTACCTTGAACGCTATTGATATTTGATTGAGCGCTCCAAACAGGGCCTGCAGTATTATCTTGTGCATTGATGCCCTTGATAGGACTTGGAGTGCTATTCCAAGCGTTTTGATTTTCAATAGCTTGCCGTGCAGCAGTTATCGCACCAGTTGGATCACCCAACTGCGGTTTAACTGGACTAGGTGTACTATTCCACTCTAGCTGTTTGGCAATTGCTTGGCCAGCTGCATTAGTTGCATTATTTGGATCAGCAGTGATTTGTTTCGTAGGTACAGCAAATCCGTTATACAATCCTAAAGCGCCCATTGCTTGGTTAGTTCCAAGTGTCACACCGTCTGGTGTTGCGATCAGATCAGTCTTGTGGTCGGTAGGTAGTGTTAAAATACCAGACATCGCACTAGCGATAGCGCTCTTGGTCTTGTCTTCTGCATCCAAGTTGACTACGTGAGCCATACCAGTTAACGAATCAACTGCCAGTTTTACACGTTCAGCCTTATCGCTTGCAGCATCTTTTAAGATCAGCTCTTTCTGTTCTGGTGTCAGTGTATTCCATCGTTCAATAATCGCAGTTGCACGCTCACCAGACGATAGGAAGTCGGTATTATTCATTAAGAGTTCTTTGACTTCCGCTGGCATTGCGTTGTACTGTTCAAGCAATGTCTTGCTGTCAAGTACTGCTTTCATACCTTGGTTATTACCAACTACCAACTCTTTTTGCTCTGGTGTCAATGAGTTCCACTTATCGACTTCTACAAGCGCTTGACCAATCATCATTTTAGCGTTAGTCTCAAGATTCGCATTTTTCAAAAGGAATTCCATTTGATTCCAGCCATCTTCTGCGCTTGCAGCTTCTTTGACAATTTCAAGAGCGTTGGTTTTAAGTTTGCCCTCTTTCAAATCCCAAGTCATAGCGTTCCACGCTGTATTAGCTTGGATTTGTTTCTCAGACATACCGTCTATTTCGTGCGCCCAAAGGGAGCTGGTTTGCTGAATTGAATTTCCAGCCTTAATGGCTTTCTTTTCAAATTCCTCAAAAGATAAACCAGTCTTTTCGAAGGCTTCTTGGTACATCTTAGCAACTTGCTCACCGATTCCATCGATTCCACTTTCACGGAATCTCTTGACCAGTTGAGCATAACGCACTCCATACGCTTCCATTTTAGCGTTGTGGCCTGCTTCGATCTGTTGTAGTTCAGCAGTAACTTTCTTACGTGCTGCTACACTTTCTGCGTCTGTTCCTTTAATGCTATCGAGAGCATCTTTTAAGAGCTTCTTACGATCATCATAGGCTTTCTTCTCTTCGCCCATCCACTTCAAAATTTCCGTCAATGAACGTTGAGCTTGTTCACGATTTAAACCACTAATTTCACCATTGATAGCTTTAGTGATCGCAACACGTTCTTCACCAGAATATTTCATATTCTTGAGCTGGATATTGATCAACTCATTTTGGTTAGCTGTTACAATACGTTGTTCTTCTTTGGTAATATCTCTGTGTTGGTCTGCTGCTCTCTGGTAGATATCTGTGATTTGACCAGTTAAGTCATTGACTACGGCTTTGGTTCGTTCAGCACCCTCCATAATAGCTTGTTGAGACTCTTTGGATAAACCGAGTTTGTCAGCAAGCTCAATCTTCTTTTGGGTGTTCTTATCAACCAGATTCGCAATATCTTGTCCAAGACCTTGCACGCTCTTACGGACTTCTTCGACACTCTTAGTTGATCCGGAACCAAAGTCCATCATAGCTTTGTTAGCTTCTTGTACTTTATCATACAATCCGCTCAATTCCTTAGATTGTAACTCATTGACAGCAGTCCCCCATAAATGAGTACGTTTTTCCGCTTCTTGGGCATCTAAAGCGTATTTAGTGGCAACACCACCAATTAATAGACCGCCAGTTATCCATCCTGCGGGGCTGGTCAAAAAGCCAAGAGCTTTAGACCATAATGATGTGCTGGTTGCTGCGCTTTCTGCAGCCGCTCCTGTTGCTGTGATCCCTGTTGTTGCTGTTTTAAACGCAGAAGAAAGACTGTTTCCTTGTTTAAACAATTCGAAGGTCTTGCCTAAAACAGACAACCCTCCACCGACTTTCCCGATACCTTGAGTAAGGAAGCCGATGCCTTTAGTGATACCACCGATCACACCGATACCTTTACCAAAAATTGACAAGGCTGGGCCTGCGCCTGCTGCAAGCAGTCCCCATTTGATGATATTCTGTTGTTGAGACTCGCTCATTTCACTAAATGCCTTAGCCATGTCCGCCAATTTTTGGATCCAAGGTTTTGCAGCTTGCAAGCCAGAATTCATAGCTTTCAAAAGTGGTCCACCAAATTCAATTGCTAAATCAGTGATCTGGTTTTTAAAAATTTTTAATTGAGATTCTGTCGTTTCATAGCGTTTTTGAGCTTCGGTAGTAAGAGCTGTATTTTCTTTCCACGCACTATTTGACCTACGGACAGCTTCTCCCATCTTGTCAGACGCAGAAGCTAGTGATTTGAGCATGTTCCCTTGACGAATTCCAGACATATCGAGTTCAGCAAGGATACCATCCATGTTTTTGCCTTCTTCATGAGCTTTCTGGAGCCCTTTAATAAATGCTTGCAAAGCTTCAGCTGGTTTTTGCTTCCATGCAGTAGAAAATTGTTCTGCTGTCATTCCTGCTGTGCTTGCAATAAGTTGAAGTTTTTCTTTTGCTCCTTTGCCAACTCCAGCAACAGCTTTCCCGATACCAGTAAGGGTCTGGTTCATCGCAGTTCCACCTGCTTCAGCTTCTATACCTACGCTACTCATTGCAGTGGCAAGCCCTAAAATTTCAGGTGTTGTTAATCCAGCAAGCTTTCCGCCCGCTGCCAAACGATTGGTCATTTCGACAATATCACGTTCTGTTGTTGCAAAATGGTTACCAAGATCTACTACTGCTGATCCAAAGTGCGCAGACCATGTACCCAGATCTTTTCCAGAAACTTGCATGATATTTCCGATTTTAGCAATTGATGATGCTGCTTCTTCAGAACTCAAGTTGGTAGAGACACCAAGATTGATCATGGTCTTTGAAAAGTCCTTGATTGCTCCAATTGGCACCCCTAATTGTCCAGCTGCTTCCGCAACATTGGCAATTTCAACTGCACTTGAAGGCATTTCTTTTGCCATCTCACGAATACTAGCAGATAGCTTATCAAACTGTTGCGGTGTTCCATCTACAGTCTTTTTGACTCCTGCAAATGCCGTTTCATAGTCGATTGCAGCTTTTAAGGCAAATCCAGCACTTGCAATCAATGGAGCACTGACACCTTTTGTCAATGTCCCACCAAAATCAGAAACTTTCTTACCGAATGTTTGAATGTGATCTCCACTTTTAACCAAATTCTTCCCAAGGGCCTCCATTTTACCTGAAAAGCTATTTTCACGGCCTACAGCCTTCAATGCTTGTTCAACTTTGTACAGTTGCCCTTCCATTGCTGATAACTTAGCATTTTCTCGCTCAATATCAGCAGCAGCTTTGTCAAATTTAGCAGATCCAGGATCGAGCTTGTCGAAGTTCTGCTTCATTTGATCGAGTACTTTTTTCTGTGCTTCAATGGCTTGTCCTAAAGACTTGTATTTTGCTTTTAGGAGTTCTGTACTCTTACCATTGTTTTTCAATGTGCTATCGAGCGCTTTGACATTATTTTGGAAATACTTCACAGCGTTCTTTGCACTTGTTAAGCTAGGATTGAACTTTGACACGTCCAGCCCTAGTTCGATATACATTTGTCCTAGTGGCGTTCCACCTGCCATTTTTCCTCCTTTTACAAACAAAAAAGCCCAAAGGGGCTTTATGCTTCCATTTCTCCAAAAATGTCAGCCAGATCTAAAGACGCATTCTCGGTTTGATCTTTATCAAGATCAATTATTCCGATCAGATCTTCCCAGCTTAATTCCATCACATCGTGGACATTCATATTATATGGTCCATCGGAGACTTCCTTGACAAATTTGTAGAAACGTTTTAATGCGTTCTTTGGATCTATTTTTTCCCCTTTGGGTCCACATCACCCACGAGATGAGCGTAGATCTCTGTAAATACATCGATGATTTTAGCAAAATCAGTGTGCTCCAACAGTTGCTCTACAGTCACATCTTCAAATAGTGATGCAATAAAGCCTAATTGTTGATCTAGTTTTTCAACTTCTGTCTTGTCAGATGTGAGTGAGTCATTTAACACAAGATAGTCACGGTAGTCACGAGTAGTAATCTCTTTACTTGTGTGAACTACATCTTCACCGTCTTTGTTTTTCATAATAAATGTAATTTTGGCCATTTTCATTTCCTCTCAAAAATAAAAAGCACCTTTGTTGGTGCCTTTTCTATTTAGTCCAAGTACTGCTTCCAAATTCAATTTTATTGACATCATTATCCGAATGGTCATTATCCATCGCATAGACTATAGCTATAGTTGCTTCTTTCCCTGCCTGTATAACAACGCTTTTTTTTGATTGGATAGCGACAGTGTTATCGTTAGATATAACAGAATCATAAGAAAGGTAGTTCCCTTTATCATCGCTCGCAAGGAATTTACCTGGGTTGAATTCAATATTCGATGAGTCGTTATTTTTTATAGTCAGTGTTGCCGTTACCGGGATGAAACTTTTAGAATCATGGTTCATTGCAAGCATTCCGGAAGTTTGTTTTTTCGGTTCGCTGACAGCAATTTGAGTTTTGTCAAAAAGTGCTTCGTTACCAAATTTATAATTAACCGGATGATTTAGATCATACACAAAATTAGTCGCTTCCAAAAACAAATCATGGTCTGCGTTTGACACAAATGTAGAAAGTTTGTCTTTTATTTTGGTGGCCATGTCTTTATCTTCTTTTACACTCGCTAGTTCCTTTTGCATCTTGGATAATTGGCTGTTAGAATTCACGAGTAGGAGAGCTAGAATGATTGAAACCAAAGTGATCATAATTGTTAATGTCAATAAAACTGTATTTTTCTTATTTTTCATAATAAAACCTCCACAACTCATTATATCAATAATTGTAAAGGTTTACAATAATATAAAGATAAATAAAGGGGCTAGATGCCCCAATTATTATCCTGCTACTGCCATACCAAGTTTTGCTTTCAATTTCTTGATTTTTGTTTCATCGCTACCAAAGTACATTGTACCGTACTTGTTCTTAGTTTGCTCGTCAGTACTTGCGCCTGCAGCAAATGATACTTCTGTAGTAGCCAGCTCATCAGCTTTATCTTTGATCGTGTTAAGATCGATTGCATCCATTGACAGATTTCCTTTGTAGAATCCATAATAAGCTCCACCACCATCTGCGGTATTTGATTCAAGCAAGATAGCGACATCTTTTGAAACTGTGTCAGCTCCAAAGTCAAGGATGTCATCATCGTTTTCGTATCCGAGAGCTTTAACGTAAAGCGCTACGGGGATATCCAAGAGACCAAGCTCTACTTTGACATCTCCGACTCCACGGTTGTTTACATGGTATGCGATGTTGCTTCCAAATGTTTTTGTAGGGTCAACGGCAAGACCAGAGATTTTTGCGGTTTGAGTCGCACCTTCTCCTTTTTTACCTTGGATGATAAAGAGGTTTTCTCCCTCTGTTGGGGTTTGATTACCATCCAAAATTCGAACTGTAAGGCTTTTAAAACCGACTGTCGCTGTACCTTGTTTTTGTTGTGTCATATTAAATTTCCTTTCTAATAATCGTCATACAGTTTGCTCTTTCCTTTATAGGTCCTGGCATCTGCATAGCGTTTGATTTCAGGGATCCATTCATCTAGACCCCCAGCAATTTGGTAGAATCCTTGCGATTCCATCACCTTTTCGACTAACCCTTGCAATTTTTTGCATTCAATTCGGTTAATCGATTCAACATTGATTTGATAAAGAAATGTTTTCGAAAAGCTTGTATTACTTCCCTGGTCACTTTGGATAGGTGGCCCTAGTGGGATAATAACAATACTCGTCTGATCTGTTGGTAAGGTTTCAGGACGCTCAAATGATTTGATAGTGATCTTAGAAAGTTCCTCATCGCTCATCAGAGCATCATATATTTCTGATATCTTGTCTTTAATCATCCAAGCCCTTCTCCTTTCAATTTAGTTGCTAACCTATATTTAAATTTTTCTTTGTTGGCTTCCGAAAATCTTCGGATAACACCAAATCCCCTTGGATGGGCCTTTTTGGCATATCCAAATTCATTCAAATGCTCCAACCGCCAACGTGAGCCAGCACCAAAACCAAGTTTAACCATTGGCACTCCTTCAAAAGCACCCGTTACATTTCCGACTGTTGCGCTTTCGATTGTTTCTCCGGTCTTTCTAAAAACTTCTAGAGCCACTTGAAAATCTTCGAGTGTTTCAGTTGCTGCGCTTTTCAAAGCTCTATTCGCAGACCTTCTCACTTTCGCATCGCCAAGCTTCGCTTCTAAATTCCGGATGACTTCATCGAAGCCTCTTAATGTAGCGCCGCTAGTCATTTGATCCACCAATAACAACAATTAAATAATCACGGTTGTCATAATCGGGACGAACGTCAATGATCTGCCATTTTTTATTTTCTAATCGGTGATCATTCACTTGTACAAAATGCTTATTATCAGGTTGATAGCTTGTTAAAGGATCTCTAATTTTTAAGGTCATCTTTGCAGTCATTGATTTTCCTGTTGAAATTTCGATATCCTTTAAGCTAGGTGAGTAGATTTTTGCGAA